AAATATTTTTGTGTAAGGGTGTAGACACCGACACGGAAGTATGATACTTTAACTCTGTGAGTTGATAAAGGAGATCGAAATGACGGAAGAAAAGAAAGTGAGCTTGAGTGAAGAGGAGGCGATGGCCTTACAAAACGCCATCCATTTTGTGAGGTTTGGTCTTTCCTCCGAGACATATATCCCTTTGAGGGTTATCAAGTCTCTCAGTCTGTTACAGGAAAAGATGGTTCAAAGTGGATTATTAGCATGGCCCTCGAAATGATCCAAGTATTCCACGCCACAGAGTTCGGAAACAATGAAAAGCCTTACAAGCTCGTAGCCGAATTCAATCACAGCAACAGGTCTCTAGCTTTTCAACAGACTAACAACATTGAAGAGCCTTGGTCTGAGGAGGGTCATCGCAGCACATCGAGCGGTGACGTTATCGTAGTAAACGGGGAAGCATTTTTTCTCGTACCAGCAAACAATGGTCCCAACGGCAAAAAGTTTTACAAAAACTTTGGCAAGACGGAGCGGATCGAAAATTTCAACGAGAACGGTTTTATTTATGAGGAGGTCGAATGACAAAAGAAGAGAAACTGGTAGCGGCGCTCAAAGAAGTGAAGCTGCCTTTTATGAGTAGGAACCGCGAAACCGGCGAGTACGAGACGAAGTACAGAGCGCCAACGGTTTTCGTGGGCGAAGAGGGTGAGATTGTCTTGTCGGCTGAGGAAGGTGACGGAGCGGCTGACTACTATCAAGAATTTTTTGAAGAGATCAATCCTGAGATCGTGGCGGCGGCTGAGAAGTTAGGATTTGGGTGGGAGTGGGAATCTCCCGGTGCATTAATGGCTTACAGGAAATAAGGAGAAGTTTATGAGAAGTAAGCAAGGAGAAACGCCGAAAGAAGTGGCTAGAGGTTATGTTTTGTTTGCTTTGAGTCGGATGACTCAAGTAGAAGCATGGCCCGCTGAAGAGCCTCCATCGTTTCAGTTAGAGGTGCGGAAGCATTACGCGAAGATAAATAACTCTTTAGCTGAGAAGTGGGGCTTATGGGAAAATGTGATTGAAGTGGAGAAAATTGCATGAAGATGTACTACACAGGCGAGAAGGGTCCGGGCTGCGAAGTGGATATCGAGTTCGAACCGGAGGAGCACGAAACTCCAGAGGAAGCGGCGAAGGGGCTATGGGCAGCTATGGTGAAGTCGCTGTCGGAGAATGAGGAGTTCGAAGATTCTAACTGGCAAGAGATGAGGGTTTGGAGTCCAGAGAGAACCAAGCAATACTCAGGTATCGAGGCTTGGTCGATTGTTTGGGAGGGCGGTTTGCATGAGTGGGGCATAGGAACATCAATGGTCGCTCATGGAAAAGGTTGGTGGACTGAGCCATACTACTCTTTCGATATGCACTTTTTTCCGAGGTAGTAGTGACAGACCCCGAAGAATTAGCTTTAGCTAATATCGTAGAATCCCTTCTACGACTCGATGAGTCCGACAGAACGAAAGTGGCAATGTTGTTGCTGCTTTCGTTGATGTCTGACAATGACATCCACAAAACACTCTCTACTTACTGGCAGAGCGTGAACCTCCATTAGACTTTTTCCTTTTGCCTTTCATGCGATTGGCATAAGAGTTTAAGTTCTCCTCGAACCTTCTCTCAAACCATGTAGCCCAAGTGTACGGCTTACCTCTGCATCTCTGATCTCTCATCTTCCAACAGAATCGAGCGGCGTAATATTTTATGTCCTCAGCCCACTTCTCTTCCTGTGCTCGATCTTCATCACTCATCAGGTCAGTAAGTCTTGTCTTAGTAGATGTCATCCAGCTCGAACTCAATCGGACTTTGAGTGTTGTATGGTTTGAACTCACCAGCCTGTTCACAACGCATAGCCAGCGCCATAGCTTGCTCGTTCCTCGACTTGCCTAGCTCGATCACCTGATTGCTCAAGCCATACACTCCGTATGGATAGGGGTGTGTTTTCTCTTGAGCTAGGAACATAAATCGGTCAGCCCGTAGTCCTGAGTTCTGACAACCAGTAAGATAAAAAGCTGCTTGCATATAGTAACGGAAGTTATTGACCGCTGACTTGAAACCTCTGGGGCTTGCATCTCTGCAAGTCTTGAGATCCCAAACTTCTGTGCCAGTGTACCAATCGATCTTGCACTTGCATGGTTGACCAGCGATATAAAAACACACAGTCAGCTCAACCCGATGGTCATCCGCTGGGATATAGTCTTTTACAACCTCCCGCCGCTCCATACAAACGTCATAGAGATCCTGCTTGCATGGGGTGCGATCTCCGATGGTGGTGAGCCAAGCGGCGTGTTCCTCTTTACCCGCCTTGGTTCTTCTATCGACAATCGGCTCCAGCGCGAACTCATCATCGAACTTATGATGCTCAAGAAATACTGTGTGCTGCACCCTGCCCTCAAGCAAAGCTGGTGATTCGTTTATCTCCCGTTGATATTTCCAAGTGAACGGACACTTAATGATTGTGGTTAGATCGTGAGATCTCCAAGCTGGTATGCTTGCATAGGTCGGATAATCGAGATCCTCATAGATGCCTTCTTTGAATTCCATTAGCCCCCCAACCAATAACCGAAAGCGCTACCTAGCGCAAAAGATGCGATGATAGAAAATAGCAGAAACCCACCGCTGTAGAGCGGTATGAGTAAGTATCTAGTTATCCAAGCGTGGATCATCGTTTTTCGCAAACCGGAGATACCATATACCTTTTGCAATATCCTGAGATTCTTCATTGCCTTCCTTCTTATCTGCTCTCCACAGATATTTGAACGCCGCTATCTTGCAATAAGTTTGCACCGCTTCCTTGCCGAAGGCACTGATCATTGCGTCGATACATTCAACACCACCATCCTTGTAATGTGAGGGTGAGTTTACCGGATCAGCTTTTTTGGGTCTGCCGCGCTTTGCCATATGGTTCTCCTAAAATTGTCCCGGCTTCGGCTACACCGCCGGGGAGTGCGTCAGTTTGTGTTGAAATAAGTATGGAGATCGAGTCCAACACATTAGCCTAAAATGCCGCCTGTTTGAGTGGTATGGGGCGGCTCCATAGTGCCAACGGGACGTAAGGGTTGCCCCCCACTCAAACTCAGAACGGTATATCGTCTTCAAAATCGTCAGTGTCATCCGAGTCATTTGATGGACCGGATGGTGGTTCACCGCCGTTTTTCTTGCCCTCTTCGATAGCCGCTAAAACCTCAAAGCATGGAGGTATCACCTCCGTACCCTCATCGTTACCTATGATTTTATCTTTCATAAACCAAGGTAAGGTTTCGAGTATGTCACATTGTTTCTTGCTGTCTGCGTCCGACTTGTTCCTGTGCTCATTGCAGAAGGAGTCAAGGTCAAACTCAACCAACTCATTTTGTGTGGGCAACTGTCTGAGGTTCTCATCCTCATCAAACGCCTTGGGCGCAGAGTGAACGGACTCGACCTTAGCCTTATCTCCACTGGTTCGCCCCACGTTCAACTTGCAGCCCTTGCCGAGTAGAACGCTGGGATCAAAACCATTCTTTTCTTCATCACTGAAGCTTCGGTTCCTCCATGCACAAACATCTTTATATAAGTTGCTACGCTCATCGAGGCTGACGTTGTACTCCTTGAAGATCGACATCGCCTTTCCGTCAGCAGTCTGACATTCAGGTAACTCCCAGAACACAAACAGTGAGTGCTTCTTCACTATGTCACCCTTCATGTTCTTATCATCTCTGGTTCCCGCATCGACCATTTTGTAACAAATGGCTTTGTGCTCACCTACTGGTACTTGTTCGAAAGATCCACCCTCATCAGATGCCCCTACTGGTATTTTCATGTTGACACTTCCTTTTGTAAAAATTTGCTTTATTATGCACAAATATATTTTAGATGCAAATAAGAAGTGCCAATGAAAAAAATAAAGGGGAACTCAAAAGATTTTAGCAGACCGCTGACCCACCAAGTACAGGCAGACTTCGAGGGTTTCATGAGGGATAACGGTCTGGAACCCAAGCAACCATTGGCAGAGATCGGGCAGTTAGGTCGAGGCAAGATAGCCAGCGGCGGTAAGATGAAAGACGCTTGGTATATCTTGTGGGTGAATGACGGCAGACCTTTTGGTTGGATCGGAGACTATACGATTAGCTCCGAAGAACCGATAGCTAAGTGGAACCCCACCAAAGGAGAGTTCTCCAAGATCACCAAAGAACAAATGGCGGCGATAGAAGCCGAAAGAGAGCGCTACGCTCAAGAAAAGGCTGAACAGCAGGACATGAGCGCGAAGCGTGCTCAGGCGATCTGGGAGCGTTCTGAGGCGATTTCGAGCCATCCCTACCTAGAACGTAAGGGTGTAGAGTCATTTGGCATTAAACAGGACAAAGATGGGCGTATCGTCATGCCTCTTTGGGGTATGCACGATGGCAAGCTCAGGCTGCAATCTGTGCAGTTCATCAATGACGATGGCGACAAGATGCTGCTCAAGGGCGGCAAGGCGAAGGGTGGTTTCCATATCTTGGGCGGCAGAGATCTGCTCAATAATGCAGAGACCATCGCATACTGTGAGGGCTACGCTACAGCCGCCAGTTATCACAAGGATTACAACCAGCCAACCATAGTCGCCGTGAGTGCTGGCAATCTGATCGAGGTCGCTAAGACGATCTACCCACAGTTCCCAGACAAGCACCACAAATTCATAGCAGATTTTGATGATAGTAAAACGGGTGAGGTGGAGGCAGTCAGAGCTGCTAACTATATCAAAGAAGAGGGCGGTTCAGTCGAGGTAGTCAAACCGGAAGAGCTGGGCGACTACAATGATGCCAAAAATGCGCTGGAAGGAGAGCTGGTAGACGATAAGCCAAACATGACACAGGTAGAGGTGTACGGTTATCAGATTACAGACAAAGGCAGATACTTAGACGTAGCCCAGAACCTCAAGGGCATACTTATCGAGAAGAACATCACAGTTGATTGGAACGTAATCAAGAAGCGGATGGACATACAAATACCCACCAACGAACTCAACACTTCGGGTATGAGTATCATCACGGACTTAGAGGAGTCTTCGTCGGTCACAGCGATTGAGGACTTCTGCAACCAGAAAGGCATACCCAGTAAGCGAGTCATATACAACCTCAAGCTGGTAGCCAGAGAACACAACCCGGTCAAGGAATGGATCGAATCAAAGCCTTGGGATGGCAAACAACGATTGGACCTACTGCTTGAAACAGTCGATGCAGAGGACAACAACCTCAAAAACATACTGATGAAACGCTGGCTTTTGAGCTGTGTCGCCGTTGCGTGTTCACCCAGAGGTGCAGCCAGTGAGGGGATACTGGTCTTCGTTGGTAAGCAAGCGCTGGGTAAAACGATGTGGATGAAGAGCTTGGCTCCTAATCCTGAGTGGTTACTTGAAGGTGCAACGCTAAATCCAGCAAGCAAGGACAGTGTGAAGCAGTGTGTCAGCTACTGGCTGTGTGAGCTGGGAGAGCTGGCATCGACATTCAAGAAGGCTGATGTGGATATGCTAAAGGCTTTCATTACCAAGGGCGATGATGAGCTGCGGCTACCCTATGATCGAACATGGTCACGATATAGCAGGAGGACTGCTTTCTATGGTTCAGTGAACGAGCCACAGTTCTTGGTAGACAGCACTGGTAATCGTCGCTTCTGGGTGGTGAGAGCTAAGTCAATTGACTTCAGGCATGGTTTGAATATGCAGCAAGTGTGGGCTGAGGTTAAGGAGACAATGTTCGATAGGGGGGAGCAGTGGTTCTTGACCAGCGAAGAGCGGCAGATGCTGCAAGAGAGTAACGAGCTGTTTAGAACGCAAAGCGCGGTTGAAGACCTGATATTGGAACACGTTAGGTTCGATAGTCAGGATACTAAGTCGGTACAAATGACCAGCCTGTTGAGAGACTTAGGCATCCCACAGCCGAGAATGAATGACATCAAAGAGGCGGCGAGGGTGCTGTCTGAGAATGGTTGTGAGCCTAGACGCTCTAATGGTAAGAAGATCTACGATCTGGACTACACTCCTGTCGATAATTCAGATGAGAACTACACGCCTAACTGGAGCAGCAAGTACGACTGACAGGGTATAGCTTTTTGAAGCGTGTTGGTGTGCTTGTTTTTATGAACTGTGTTTTTGTTGGCTTGTTGTTGTAGACAAATGTGCAGTATTGAAATCACTGTTACCTGTACCCTGTTATTTTTTTAGATAAGTCATTGTTATATAAGACTATGTTAAAAGGGTAGTGTATAACTATATACTAATAAAGTTTTGTTTTTTATGTTTATGATTTAGTTGTAAGTAGTAAATCATAAGTGTATATATAAATAGTCTGGGGAGGGCTGTACCCTTACCCTGTACACTGTTTGGTTATGGAGGTGGACTATGCAGGAATTTGTATACAACTATGGTTTCGATGTTGAAACGAACTACAGACTGTGGAGAATATGCAACCAAGATGAGAGGGCTGCGTACAATGATCAGCCGTACTCAGAGCACGAAGCGCGGAAAGTATTCACGGACCAACTGGAGAGCAAATGGCTCAAGGAGCATCGAAGGGTAGACCAAAGAAGGAGCGCCCTCAGTTAGCGTTAGCACCAACCGAGTTCGAGGATGATGAGGAGCTAGGACTCACCTCGATGCAAGTCGCCTTTGTGTGGCATTACACCGAAGGCGCTTGTGGTCAGACCGAAGCGGCTCGAAGGGCTGGGTTTAGTTTCCCGGCAGTCGCAGCGTCGAAGATGCTGAATGGCAAAGATGTGCCAAAGGTTACGACTGCTGTTCGAATGAAGCAGGACGAACTCAAGCAGAAGTATGCGATAACGCCAGAGAAGACCGGGAGCTTTCTGTGGAAAGTAGCAGAGGAAAGCTTCAACTCTGGACATTACGCTAGTGCTGTCGCGGCTATCAAAGAGTTGAACCAGATGGCAGGGATATCGGTTCACAGGTCGCAGTCTCTCAATATCAACGCGAACATAGATACGATGGACCGTAACGAGATCAAGGGCAGACTCAGGGCGTTGTTAGGAGATCAGACCGAGTATCTTGCAAAAGACCGATGACTAATATATTTTGCGTTTCTGGTTAAATTAACTTCGAAAACGCCGCCTCCCGCCCCAGCCTCCAGAAAAACAAGAAAAAAAGGAATAACAGCGCCAGCCCTTATGCCGTGGGGTTATAAGAGCGGTGATCGGTGGTGTTTGGGCGCGGTGAGGTGATGATCTTGTGCTCACAGGGGTCACTTTTGGGACTCCTGAGCGTCTGGTTTTTGGTTTTGGCTTGCTATTTTTTGCGACCCCCCACCACCCCCTGTGACAAACTGCGCTGTGCGGCAAGTGTAAAACTGAGTTCGCCTCAAATAATTATCAAAAACTGTAGAGCGTAAAAGAACCCCCGGCTACCGTGAGGAGATCGAGTTCACAAACAGGTAGCCGAGGGAGGAGAAGTCGGAGGAGTAACATCCGACACCGGAATACTGGTTGAAATTGTTTTCCAATGCAACATAATCCGGGCATGGCTGATTCAAGAAACAAAGGAGCAACTTTCGAGCGCTCCATCGTAAAGCGCCTCAACCAGTTCTTCGAGGACCACAACAGCGATATCCGCTGCAAGCGCAACTTGGATCAATATGCAGCGAAGAACCTGTGTGACATCGAGTTGAGTGAGCTGGATCTCGCTATCGAGTGCAAAGCATACAAATCTGGCTGGTGGTTTGCTCCAGCTTGGTGGGAGCAAGTATGCGAAGCAGCACAAGACAGGACACCCATACTGGTGTGGAAGTTCAACAACAAGCCGATTCGCGTGACACTCCCAATATACGCGATTGATCCAGCGTCACCCCGCGACAAAGATCATACGGCTGTTGTTACTTTCGATCAGTGGTTAAATATCGTGGAACATAAATTGTTCCACATGGAACACGCAGCGTGAAACAACCGCTCAACTACAGCCTTGGTGGTTCTGTATCTGAGATGATGCGGGACAAACCAAGAGAGCCGATGTTCACGGAAGCTCAACTCGCCAACCTAGCTGGTTCTTTCGCGCCTTTTGCGGGATCAGCAGATGCGCTAGGCGAATATCCAGCCTTCCCAGAGCGGGGTGTTGGCACGATAGAGATGTTAAGAGGGGAAAGGAGTCCCAGTCTTCGGGAAAATATAGCCGAAGGTAACTATGGAACAGCGGCTCTTCAAGGTTTGGGT